TGGAGCTGTAGGTAACCAAGGAGCCACAGGTTTAACAGGCCAACAAGGAGCAACAGGTACTCAGGGATCAACTGGGTTTACAGGTTCAACTGGTGCTATCGGTCAACAAGGTGCTACTGGTACTCAAGGTGGTGATGGTTTTAAAGGAGCTACTGGATTTATTGGTTCGACAGGAATAAAAGGAGGTATTGGTGCAACAGGTACACAAGGTGCAACAGGTACACAAGGTGCAACAGGTACACAAGGTTCAGAAGGTGATCCAGGATTACAGGGAGCAACAGGAACTCAAGGTGCAACAGGCGGACAAGGTGCAAGTGGACTTACAGGATCCACTGGTGCAACCGGTGCAGTTGGTCAACAAGGAGCTACAGGTGATCTAGGTCCAACTGGTCAACAGGGAGCAAGCGGTACAATAGGAGCAACTGGAGAACCTGGAAGCGATGGGCTGTTTGGATCCACTGGATTACAAGGTGCAACTGGAGCCGTAGGTATCCAAGGTGCAACTGGAGTAACTGGCCAACAAGGAGCAACTGGTATAATAGGTGGACAAGGAGCAAGCGGTGCTGTAGGTAATCAAGGAGCAACAGGTTTAACAGGCCAACAAGGAGCAACTGGTACAATAGGTGGACAAGGAGCAACAGGTTTAACAGGTCAACAAGGAGCAACTGGTGCAGTTGGTGAACAAGGTGCAACAGGTACACAAGGTGCAACAGGTACACAAGGAGCAACAGGTTTAACAGGCCAACAAGGTGCGACAGGTGCCATAGGTGGACAAGGAGCAACAGGAACACAGGGTGCAACAGGTACACAAGGAGCAACAGGTTTAACAGGCCAACAAGGTGCAACAGGTGCCATAGGTGGACAAGGAGCAAGTGGTGCCATAGGCCAACAAGGAGCAACTGGAACACAAGGTGCTGACGGTGAACAGGGTGCTATTGGTAAACAAGGCGCAACTGGTGCTGATGGTGCTGTAGGATTACAAGGTGCAACTGGTGGACAAGGTGCTAATGGAGAACAAGGTGCTATAGGATTACAAGGAGCTACAGGAACACAAGGAGCCACAGGATTAACTGGTCAACAAGGATCTACTGGTATAGTACTAGGAGCAACTGGTGCAACCGGTGTTGCGGGTGATTACGGAGGATATCTTACAGTATATAATAATGCTGCTGCTGCCCAGCCTGGTGCATTCCAAGCTAACAAAGCAATTAACACAGCAGTTAATTGGGTAACAGGTTCGCAAACATTCTTTTTAGCTGCTGAAGGTAATGATCCTGAAACTGGTAATTCAATTGATTATCAGGATAACAATACAGTATACTCAACCTGGAATTCAACAGTCACAGCTTCTGAAAATAAAGCTTTTGTTAGAGTTTGGGAATATGGTGATCCACATAAAGTAAATTATTATGAATTTGAATATTTTAATATTACAACTACAAATGGAGCCGGTGGTGGTATAGAATTAGCTAAAGGTTCTTATATAGGAGGATCAGGTATTACTACGTTTAGTAAACCTTTATTTGGCTGGGGTATAAATGGTAATAAAGGTTTAACTGGTCCGCAAGGTTCACAAGGTGCAGTAGTTGGCCAATCAACATTATTACAAGAAAGATTTTCAGGATATAGGGCTAGCGTACCTGATTGGAATGGTGGAGGTCTAAGTAATGGTAAATATTCAGTAGGTGGTAATGTTCCTGACTGGGGTTCACCTAATGCATCAACTCAAGTATACTATCAAATGGAGACGGCTCAAACAGATAATTTTAACACGGAAGATGTTTTAGATTCTGGGTTTCATGGCCAAGCAACACCAGGTGGGGATTTGACTGGAGGTTTTATAAGAGTAACTGCATTGGCTTGGATGTCGGATCAAGTATCTAATCCTACTTATTTAGGTAGAGTTAGAATATCAGTAAAGAAATTTGATGTTGTACCAAATACTGCTGGACTTGCTACACCAACAACTTCTCCTACTGCTACAATTATAGATAATACTTCATATCAAATAGCACCTAATACTATTCCTGGTCCATTAGGAGCATATTCATGGAGTTTTACTCTAGAGTCTGATCCACTTACTATGACTCGTAACGATATCTTTAAATTAGGATTTAGTTATGAAGTAGAAGATACTGGAGGGAACCCAATTACATTAGATGTTAGTGGCCCATGGTCTATTAAATGGAGAATGGAATATTGTATCGTATAAACTAGGTTATTAAACAATTATTATATTTAAGGTATAATAATAAATAGACAACAAATGCAAAAAGATAATATTGAGGAAACTCCACAGGAAGTCCATGAAAATAAATATTGGCAATGGGTTAAAGGAGAAAAATCTGGTGATGTAGTTACTATTAAGAATATTGACGATAAGTGGATAAACTTTAATGAAGGCGGTAGATTATCAAAAGATTTACAAAATGAATTTATACAACAATTAGACTCTGATATAGCAGGAGAATTTGTTAGTTCAACGAATAATACTGGCCCTCTTAATACTGGAGGGGCTATTATACCAAACAATACACAACCTATAGAAATATTAGAAAAGGTTAAATCACCTATTAGAATTTTGTTTGATAAGCAAAAGAAAAATAATAAAGTAAAACTTCTCTTAGAATTTCCTGTAAACATTCCAACAAAAGGTGTGTATGAATTAATGAGTACATCATTTGATGAAAAAGAAGTTAATGAACAACTAAAATCATTTATTTTAGATCAATTATCTGAAGATGAAATATTAGACTGTTTACATAACAGTGTACAATCATTAATTGAGAGCAAGTATAAAGGTGAATAGCACACTTTATAACTAGTAATATATAATAAAATTAATCATATGAGCGAGACTGCAAAACAAACTATACCTAATCGTCGCCAAAGAAGAGCGGCAATGAAAAATCAAGGAATCTTAAAAATGAAAAGTAAATTATCATTTAAAGAATGGTTGGAAATCTGTAAACAAACTAGAGAAAAAGGCAAAGAGATACATGAAGCTAATGTTGAAGCTGCTGACAAATCTATTTATGCTAGTTTAGAAAAAATTGAGAGTAATAAAATATCTCAATGGAAAGAAGAAGGTTATACAGATAAAGAAATAGAAAAGTTAAGAGAAGCCTATTCTCTTATAATGATTAAAGATAAATCTACTTGGCATGCTGATAAAAAATTAGCAAGAAAAACAATTAAAGAATTAACATCTGCATTATATAAAAGAAAATCGTAAATGATTAAAATAGTTTTAGAGCCAGCAAGAAATGGTGTTATTAAAAAAGTTATTGATGATAATCATGGTGGAGGAAGAGAACATTTTACCTCAACTGATGTTTATGAATCAAATGAAAATGATAAGAATCAATTTAGTTATATAAAAAGATTCTTTTTTGATTTATGCGATGACATTGGGCTAGAACCAGGTAGTAAATTTGATAAAAATGTATTAGATATTAATACACGTTGGGGTACTCATTTTGAACCAACAGTTAAGGATATTGAATTTAAAATAAAATCTCTTAAGAATGAGCTTAAGGAACTAGAAGAATGGAAGAAGAACATATAGAATTTAATTTCATATACTCTAATGATGCACTACGTGTTAAAACATTTTTGGGAAATGTTCCTAGAAGTATAGAGTGTATAAATTATATGGATATATTTAACAAGCTTACAAAAAATGATTTTTATCAATATGAGCCATCTGATGCAGTAGTATCATCTTATTTAATGAGGCAATTACAGAATGCAATTAATCGTAATATATCCACAACGATATTTTATGTTTTAGGCAATTTAAATACAGAGACGGTTGGAGGAATACAAAGTTATGTAGAATCATTATCATCTAAACCTATTACTTATAAAATTTATCATTCACCGGATATTATGGTCAATGGCACAGCTGAGCTATTTGATGACATAATAGAATTTGAATGAAAACTCACAGAATATTTAATAAAGGACAAAATGTATACTGCTTATTAGCATCTCACACTAATCCTAACATACTTTTACCGGTTAAGGGTAAAATCTTAGATTCCAAATGGGATCCAGTAAATCCTCTTTATCAAATTCGTATTATTAAGTTCTATGATAATATGAAATTTTTAAAACAACATTTCTTTGATATGAATTTCAGGCATGTGTTTGAAAATAGAGCAAGAAAAATGATTCTTAAAGCTGATGATTACAAAACAGCAAAAGTATTAGAAGATAGATTAAATGAAAAAGATAGAGAAAGGTTTTATGTAGTTATAGAATCGGTTATGTGTACCAAAACAAAAGTTGGATTATCAGAATTATTTGAAAAGGTACAACTTTATATGATATCTAAAAATCTAAAAGAAATAAGAGAAATTTCTGCAAGACCATTTTTTAAAGGTCCACTTTCATTAGATAGTATAAAAGAATTTGATGCAAGATATAAAAAAGGCTGGTTAGATAAATTTGAAAAGGGTGACCTTAATATTGATAAGTACCTCGACAGCCTAAGTTGAATATATAATAAAAATAAGACTTAAATATGGGACTAGTCCAAACTGCCATTAGTGATTTAAATAGCGCACTGCCTCAATCACCAAACAGTAACTCGGGCGCAACACTTCCAGCTTTTGGCGGTGAGTCCGTTGGTTTTGCTGCTGATGTATCAGCTGCTTATGCAAAAGGATTCTATGCAACTGGTGGTAGGCCTGCTCGTGCAACTGTGCCTACTAATATGGTAGACCAGGATATTCCTACTGCTATTGGTAATAAATATGCTTTATTTAATTTTCAAGGATTTAATGGGTCAGGCTCAGAGGCAGCTACAAAGTTTTATACTGATCAACCTGATAATTTTTTAATGGGAGGCGAAGGTGCAAAAAGTCTTTCACTTCCGAGTATGATAAACTGGTTTACAGAAAAATATCCAAAAATACAATATTCACCCTCAGAATTTTTATATTCTAAATATTACAAGAAGATTCCACTTAATCATTTAATTACATTAAGAAGGTTTCCAATGCCTGTAACTGATAACATTTATAATTATCAAACAATGACTGCTTCTGAGGATAGTACACCAGATTCACAAACTACAACAGATGCAACAATGGCTGCTGGTGTAACTGCTATAACTTATATGGGAGCAACCGCAGGTAATCAGTTAGAGGAATTATTAAAAATGAGTTTTGGTTTAAAGTGGAAACAACTTGATGCTAAATTTGAAGAAATAGAATTAGCTAAAGGAATGAGTGGCTTTAGTGCAGGTAATATGGGAATAGGAGGAATTGCTGGTAATGCTGTAAACGCACTTGGAGATGCTGCACAAGGAAGGTCATACAAAGAAAGACATGCAGCAAAATATGGTAAAGGTGCGTTAACAGGTGATAAGTTAGGTACTACATATGCCGACTTTGTATTAGGACCAGTGAATGTTGTAGATAATACAACGATTAGAGATAGAGGAATAAATTTTCAAAATGATATGAGATTACAATTTGAATATGAGCTCAGATCTTTAGCATTTATTAATCCAAAGGTTGCTATGATTGATATTATGAGTAATATGTTAACTATGACAACTAACAACGCAGCATTTTTTGGTGGAGGTCATAGGTACTATGGATCTGCCGGTGATGTTGGTACAGCATTAGGCGATACTAGTGCATTGCAAAACGGAGATTTTGTAGGATATTTTAAAAGTATTGCTTCAGATATAAAATCTGGTTTTACTGGTTTATTTGGTGGAGCTGATGGTGAATTTGATAGTAATAAGATAAAAGAAGCTTTAAAAACAGTAGGAACTAATCTATTAGGAAATATGATGGGTGGGTTTTTAGGCAATATGGGAATTGGTAATACGGCAACAGCTGCTACTAGATCTTTTATTAGTGGAGAACCAACGGGTGATTGGCATGTGACAGTAGGTAATCCTCTTAATCCTATTTGTATGATGGGTAATATGATTTGTGATAGTACTGAAATGGAATTAGGCCAAGGATTAGGATATGATGATTTTCCTATGGAAGTAAAATTTAACATAAATTTAAAACATGGTAAGCCTAGAGATAAAGGTGATATAGAAAATATGTTTAATGCAGGACAAGGTAGAATATACGCAGCAATACAAAATGAATCTGATTATTTAAATTTAGATACAACAGATACAGACGTACAAACTTATGGAAATATTCCAACGGGGACTAATGATATTCAACAGAGTTCTCAATTACAAGGAGGTACCGCTACTAATGGATATAATGCAGGCGCACCGGCATCTGCATTTCCTGAAGAACAAATAAAAAATATTAATACAGCACCTGATAATTTAGGTATTCCTATTAACTTATTTGAAGGTACAAAAGCAAGTGTTATAGATGCATAATTAAATTAATTTAAAATGAATATTAAATCTCTTACTTTAAAAAATAAATTGACAATTGAAAGAACTGGTCAGCAGTATTTTGATTTAACTGCTCCTTCGTTTAGATATAAGACAGAGCTGGGTGTTAAGGCATTACATTATATTAAGCAGGATCAAGTAGGAAGAATGGATAAAGTATCACTTCAATATTTTGGTAAAAGTGATTATGTGGATGCTCTTTGTATAGTTAATAATATATTTAATCCTTTTTCATTAAATGAAGGAGATGTTATAATTATTCCTAACTTGTCTGATTTAGCAGCGGTTTATAGTAGACCTAATGCTGCGTCTAGACCTAACCCTGTTTTAGAGGATTATGTTAATACAGATAGACAAAGTGAAAAAGATCAAGCCAGAATACAAAGATTAATAGAAAAAGCAAAAACAAAAAAGAGCGGTGTTGATACACCTATACCTCCTAATGTGCTACAACAAGGCCAAGAATCTAAAATATACGAAGGAGGAAATATAACCTTAGGTGCAAATTTACCAATACGTAATAATAATTCTTAAGATATGTCTGAAAGTATAGTTGAAAGAAATATATTAACAATAATAGAGCCTACTATAGAATTAGATGCTCTTACTATATTAGATAGAGAAAGTAATTCAGATAATTCAAACGGGCTAGCAATGGAAGTTAGGCCATCTAAATTTTCTTCTATAGTTCCTTATGTTATAGTAAATGGATATGAAGTAGACTTTACTAAATTACGCTACTTTGAGGTAAAGAATGAAGATTTTTATCCAACTATTAAATTAATATTTGCAGATAGAGACAATATGTTTACTAGTAGATTTTACCCTAAGGATGGTGATATCATTAAAATAAACATCAGATCCCAAGGTGATGAAACTACATTTAAGCCTATAAGAATAGATTTTACTATTATTGAATGTAAGCCAATTAATGGTAATGCAGGTGGTGGTCGATTAGTTGCTAATGAATATTTACTTACGGGTAGAATGTTTATTCCTAATCTATTTACTGAAAATGTATCTTATGAGGAAAATGTTACAAGCTGGGATGCTTTATTAAATATTGCAGAAAAACTAAAATTAGGTTATGCATCTAATGTTGAAGAAACTGCCGACCAGATGACTTGGACTAATCCTAATGATACCAATGAAACTTGGATACAAAACATAGTATCTAATAGTTATTTAAATGATGAAAGTTTTTTTACTTCTTATATTGATCCATATTATTATTTGACAATGGTTGATGTAAATAGATTATTTAGCCAAGAAGGTGCAATTGAAATAAGTCAAGATTTTATGAGAGGTTCTGCAGATACCTTTACTGAGGATATTGTAAGTGAAGAAACTACAATGCCAAATATATTAACTAATTTAGTGCAGATGCAAGGAAACTCTAGATATATGAGTTCCTTTCAATTAACAAATAATACAGGCAAAATTAGTAAAGCAAATGGTTATAAAAGATATACACAGTATTGGGATCTAGAAGCTAAGGAATGGGTCAGTGAATTTGTTGATCCTTTTACTAATGATACTCCTGGTATGATACCTGCAACAAAAGGTAGGATATTAAATGGTGAAACAGAAGGCCCAAGAAATGAACAAGTTAAATATAAATATTTAGGTACACAAGGCGATAATGTACATTCTGAGTTTCAATATAGCACAGTATTAAATTATCAAAATAATACTGAAATTAATAAGATGGGAATGACTGTAGAATTACAGACAGTGAATCCAGGTATAGTAAGATATAGTAGAATTTATTGTTTAGTTTTAGAATATAATGATGATGCAAAAACTGCTTTACTACAACCTTCTTTAGGTGAAATTGAAGGTGACATAGAACCTCAAACCAGACAATCAGAAGAATTTTTAAATAATGAAGAAGCTAGTTTTATTTTAAATGAATACCTAACGGGATTTTATGTTGTAACTGGTGTTACATATTTTTATTCTAATGGTACAGGTGTTAATAGTGAACAGCTTAAAATGAGATTAAAATTACAGCGTCGAGAGTTCACGCCTACGACCTAATAAATATAAAAAATAATATAGTATGCCTTTAATAGATTTAGGAAGTCCTTTCGGTAGTGATGGGTTAGCTCAATTAGCTGGACCTTTCGGTTCATACTTAGGAGGTGGTACATTTCCAAGAAGTTATGAATTTGCCAAAAGATTTGTAGCATCTGAAAGTGCATACGGTTCTGGTACCAATGGGGTTACTTCAATGGATGATCCTACTTATCTTGGATTTACATTAATGTTTGATATTAAAAGCCCTTTATTCAATGGGGCAACATCTGGTAATACCGGCATACCAGCTACTGTACCAACTAATCCATCAACTGTTAGTGGTGATACTACAACAGAAGGTCTTACAACTAACTTAGAATCTCCTCCTAGTGGCGGTAGTTCTAATCCGTCTGAACCTTCAGCCGTTGCATACTTAGAAAAAATTGGTGAAACTAATAGAGCAAATTATTTAAAAGCATTTATCCAAGGTATTCAAGAAGTTAATAAAACAAGACCTTATTATTTTCAAACAATAGTAGGATTAGAAGATGCTTGGAAAAAATCCTCAAGTTTTGATATAGACCCTTATCAAGGAACAGTACCAGGAGAAGGTATTATTATTGGATGCCTTGAAGCTTTAGATTTAAAAATGACAGCATTATTTAATTTATATAAAATGGCTGTTTATGATAATATGCATAAGAGGTTTGTTCTGCCTAAAAATTTAATGAGGTTCGATGTTTATGTTTATGTACAAGAAATTAGAAAATTTCAAACAGTTAGGAATTGGTTAGGGGCAGGTATTGGGGCTTTGAATACACAAGATAGGAATGATTTTATAAATGAAAATACTTCACAAGTTGGATTTAGATTTAGAGAATGTGAATGGGATGCAGCTGCGTGTGGTAAATTATTTGGCGGGGTTACTAATGCTGGTGCAGATATTGCATCAACTGAAATTAAATTTAGTTATGCTGTAATGGAAAATGTTTCTCAATTTTCTGGCTATGACAGTAAATTAGATGAAAGTAAATTACAGAGAAGTACCGACCCAGGTTTTCTAGGTAAATTAAAACAATTTGGTAAGGATCAAGTAATGGGTCAAGTAGAGGGAGCAATTAATTTAGCAGGTAGAGCTGGTGCAAGTATAATTTCAGGGTTCACATTTGGTAATGTGTTTGGTGCAAGAAATGATTTATTAAGTTCTATATCAAATCCACAGGCATTAGCAAATGCAGCATTAGGTGCAGCTATACCAGGTACTCTTAGCGATGTTGGCAGTAGAAATACAACTCAAAAAATAGGTGATGCTTTATTCGCAGAAAGTGTCAGTGAACCACCATTTGAATCTTTTGGTAATTTTGATCCAGCTACACCAGTTGGAACAGGTTTACAATCAACACAAAATTTTGATCCAGCAGTACCTGTTGGAACAGGTTTACAATCAACTGATTTATTTCCACCAGTACCACCTGTTGGAACAGGTTTACAATCAACTGATTTATTTCCACCAGTACCACCTGTAGGATCAGGTTTACAATCAACGCCTGCATTTCCTCCATCTGGACCAATACCTTCTACTTTAGGCGGTAATGAAAATGTATTTGACTAATGGGAAAGGTAGATCCAAAACAGTTTAACGCCGATAATTTAAGAACTACTCAATGGGTAGGAATTGTCGAGGATAGTAATGATGATATCTTTGAAGGTAGATGTAAGATAAGAGTATATGGAAAAATGGATGATCGTGTAGATCCTGAAGATCCACAAAGTGCATACATTATTCCAACTGCCTCGCTGCCATGGTCAAGACCTCATCAGTTAATGTATGGTGGTAGTAATACTGGTAGCGGTAAATTTGAAATACCAAAATTAGGATCTATAGTTAGAGTAACATTTGACAATGGAAATTTTTATCAACCGGTATATCATGAAAACATATACCCTTCAGATGAAACAAAGGCAGAGATAGAAGCCTCATATCAAAATTCACATGTATTAATATATGATACAGCATTCGGTTTAACTGGTGAGTTACAAGATGGTGTTTCAGAAGTAACAAATGATAGAGAAGGCGAACATGTAAAGATTTTCTTTACAGAAGAAAAAGGTATAATGATGGACTATACTACAACAGAAGGCCCAACCACTATTAATATAAAACCTGATAATTCAGTTGAAGTAATAAATGCAAATGGTGATACAATTGTAATGCTTAATGATGGAAATATAACATTTACTCATTCTGCTCAATTTACAATTAATAGTGGAGCTGATACTGTAATTAATGCAGATACTAATTGTCTTATTAATTGTGTTGATGCTGTTATAAGTGCTACCGGTAAAACTCATGTAAATTCTCCTAAGATTATTTTAGGTGAACAGGGAACCGATGCTGTACTTAAAGGTACTCAGTTTATCAATGATCTTTATAATAACCATACTCATATTGGAAATCATGGTGCACCAACCAGTCCGCCAATGGCACCAGGAAATCCTGCATTAAGTACAAAGAATACAACTGACTAATATATAAACTATAAACTAATCTAAACATGGCAACACTCCAAACTGAAAAACTTAAAGCTGATTTAGCTGCTGCGTTTGCAGCAGGATTAAAAACATTAGATGATGAAGCACAAATAAATGTTAAGGCACTAAAGGAAGTAAAATCTGAAGCTGCTATTAGGACTGCTGCTGGTGCAACTTTTGGTGAAGAAGCATCTGCTGCAATAGATGCTTGGATTAAAACAGCGACAGTTACTACTGCCGTTACAACTGTTGTAGCAACTAGTGGTGGACCTGGGACTGGTACTGGAGCTGGGACTGGTACACCAGGAACAGCAATTTCATAATGAAACAATCTACTAACTTATATGTATAACTAATACTAGATGTACAAATATATAATCTATAATAACCTCGTAAAAAATAAAAAATGACCGAACAAGAAATCACAGTTCAATTGAGTGATGATCCATTTGATACTAAAACAATAAAAGTTCAAGTTCCTGAAGGCACAAAATTAATGTGTAATGAAATATATGCTGCTGATGCTTTATCATTATACGGTCTTACCGATTCAACTTTACAAAAGACACAATTAATTGAAGATAATGTTTCATATACCACTAGGGGTATTGTATCATTTATATCAGAAGATAAATCAAAGGCTTTAATTGACATAGAATCTAAATTTACTGCTTACTGTACTTTAACCAAAGAACATGACTATATTGTAAATCAATTAGAGGTAGATATGGAAATTGATGTTAAGATCAAAACAAACCCAAAAACTGGAGATGTTATTGCTTCTATATCTGATGCAATTAAAGAAGTTAAGTTAAAAGAAATTAAAGAAGCAATTGGTAATAAAGCTGTAGGTTTTACTGCTAAGGTTAAAGAATTAATTCATGGGGGTTATTGGGTAGATGTTGCAGGTATTAAATGTTTTATGCCAGGTTCATTAGGAGGATTAAATAAATTACACGATTTTAGTGTATTGGTAGGTAAAGAAATAGTTGTTATGCCAATAACATTTTCTAAAGAAAAAGATACATTAGTGGTATCTCATAGAGAATATTTAAGAACTATGATTCCTACTACAATTGAAAACTTAAATGAAACTATAAAAGAATCTAGAATTGGTTTTGTAACAGGTACTACTAAGTTTGGTGTATTTGCTGAATTTGATGAATGTTTAACTGGACTAATACCTAAAGCAGAATTAACTGAAGAATTCCAAAAATCTTTAGATGATAGGTCTATTAAACCGGGCGACAAAATAGAATTCTGGGTTAAAGAAATTATATCTGATAGAAAAATTATATTAAGTCAATTAGGTCCTAAAATTGACTTGTGGGATGGGATAGATGAAAAATATAAACCTATGATGATAGCTGAAGGTAAAGTTACTAAGATTACTTCTTATGGTGCCTTTGTTGAATTAGAGAAAGGTATTAGTGGTTTAATTCATAAGTCTAAGCTAAAGGGTGCCGATTTAAGCAAAGGTGATACAATAAATGTAAAAATTGGTAGTGTGAATGTTAGTGATCGTAAGATTACAATGAACATAGCATAACCTATTCCTGGTTTGAATATATAAACAAATCAGGAACTACATGTACACTAACGAACAATTAAATGCTATATATGCATCCAAGATTGGATTAGAATTTGAATTCTTTGCCAATGAAGGAGTAGAAGAGGTTAAAAGAAGTCTTTCTAATGCTTTAAATAAAAGAATACAAATAGAGGAAAAGGCTCATAGTGATTTTACTCCTAGCAATGAAACATTTAAATTAGAGCCTGATAATTCTGGTGGAACCGGAATGATTGAATTGGTTACTGGACCAATGCCGTTTGTTGAATCAAAACTTATTATTGCAAAAACTTTAAAATGGATCCGTGAAAATGGGTCTACTAATGAACGATGTTCTATTCATATCAATGTAGCTTTTGATGGAAAGAAATTAGGTACACCAACAAATGTATCAAGTTTAGATATTGGTAAATTCGTATTAAATTTTGATGAGAATAAAATTTATGAAGCATTTCCTAACAGAAAAGATTCTGTTTATGCTAAGTCAATAAAATTTATTGTTCCTTTAAGTGGAATGACTCAACCTTCACCTGAAAAAGTTTCATGGAAAAATTATATGTTTGTATCTGAAAAGTATTATGGTGTAAACTTTTCTAAGTTACCTAAGAATTATATTGAATTTAGATATCTTGGTGGAAAAGATTACGAAAAGAAGTATAATACAATAATGAATTTAACAGAACATTTTGTTATATCATTATATGAAACTTTAATGTATCCTCAATATACAGATAAAGATATTAAACAATTAGATGTTGTTTTAGAAAAGCATAGTAGTATAGTTGAATCTTATAAAGACTATCAAACATTTAAGAAAAAATTTCCAAAGATAAAATTAATGGTTGATCTTCAAACGTATGATCAGATAGTTGAAACATTTTATCCTAAAATGAGAGAAGAAGTTTTTAAGCTTTTAACTTTAGCTGGGTTAAAGGAAGGTTTAATTAACTATGATGCTGATACTGGTAGAATGCAATTAAAGAATGCAGAACTGATGAGATGTTTTGAAATAAAAGGAATTGATATTGTAGACTGTAAAATTCAAGGTAACATTTTGAATTGCGATGTCTTTAGTTCAGAACTAGTAAATTCATCTTTATTTGAGAGTAACTTATTTGGTGCAACTGATGCTGCTGATTGTAAGATAGAAGATTCTTATGTTAGTAAAAATGTAATGTGTAAAGATTCTTATGTCTTTGGACCTAGAGGAGTATTTAGTGGAGAAATGGAAGGTGGTATTTTTAGAAAAGGTAGAGCTACTAAAATGGCAAGGTTTGAAAATACAGAAATAATTGAAATAGAAAAAATATAAAATAGTATGGCTAACAAGAATACTTATTGTAATGATCCAGGTGAGGCTGCATGTTTAGATGAATTAATTAAATTAGTTAATGATGAACTAACTATTGCCTGTCAAATTCCATTCACAGTTCCTAAAAAGGAAATAAACAATATTATACAAAGAGCAAAAAAATATTTTTATAAAATATATGAAGATAGTGTAGAGCAAATGTATATTGCCTTACCTGCAGGTGCTTTACATAAACCATCCTTTAAACAAGGAGTACCTTACGGAAAAGGACAAGACAAAGAAACTATAACTAATAAAGGCAATATTGATAATCCTAGAGGTATAGTTAAAATGCCTTCTAGGGTTTATTCAGTTAATGATGTATTTGAGATTGGTGGATTTAGTGGAGAAGATGGTGGATTCGGTCAAATGAGCTTTAATGCAGATGATGTAGATTTTTCAATTGACAAATTTATATATGATGATGTTTACGGCGCAGGTATAGGTAGTGAAAATTTAATGTACTATGTTGTTAATTCATTATTTATGGATAATGCAAGACAAGTTCTTTTACCACAAATATCATATACGTTTAATAGATTAACCAAGAAGTTTAGATTTCAAGGAGAGCTTCCTAAAAATGCAGTTATATTTGAAATATTTTCTACCATTCCTGATTGTGCATTATTTGAGGATGAAGCATTCCAAAGATATGTTATAGGTCAAGCTAAAATTCAATTATCTAGAATACTAGGAACCTTTTCATTTAATCTTCCAGGTAACATTACAATTAATTATGATTTAGTACAATCTGAAGGAAGAGAAGAAGTTGATAGAATAGTTGAAGAAATTAAAGGAGACGAAGGTGTTGATTACTTTTTCACAGGATAATTATAATCTGAAAGCTATATAATAAAAAGAGAATATATAATAAAAAATTAGTGCTTTCAGATGAGCGGAGGAATAAGAGATATTTATAGTAGAAGCGCTGATGCTCCTAAGTTTAATGATGATACATTAGAAGTTACCGATGGGTTATCTCAATTAATCATTAAAATAGATAATGTTTTATTTACTAGGAAAGGTGAAGTTTTAGGAAGTCCAGGAATGGGATGTAATTTAGATGAATTAATTTTTTCATTAACGTTAAATGCTAACACTATACAACAAAGAATTAATGGTCAAATTTCCGCATTCTGTTTGCCAGGAACTGGTAATTATAATGTTCAATCTGAAGTAAAGTTTTTTACTAATGAAGGAAGGAACGGGGCTTTTGTTGATATCTTTGTAAATGAACAAAGAGTTATAGGAGCTCTTTTTTAAAATAATAAAGTAAATGTCATTTTTTAGTAAAACAAGAATAAAGGCCACTCAGTTATTTGAAGATTCATTTGAATACTTGCAGCGTACCTATGGCCAAGCAGTTGAAACATTTACTCCTGCTTCCCCTTATGGTCAAATATTAACCGTGGTTTCTAATTTAGGAGAATTAATATTTTTCTACATAGAGGCAGTTGCTACAGAACTAAATATTTCGAGAGCAAGAAATATTGAATCTATATATGGATTATCTAGATTAACAGGCCATGATCCTACTCGAGGTATATCAGCAAGAGGTATAATTGGATTAAGATTAAATACCAGTGCATCTACTCTTGTTACTGGTGATTATGTACAAATTATGAATGGGTCATCTTGTGAGTTAGGCCAAAACGGATTAACTTATTTTTTAAATTTCAATAGTGACTTTATAAGATTAACTAAAAGTAATACAGAATTTGTTAATGTTGAATTGATAGAAGGTGAAAAAGAAGACCAATCATTTACTGGTAGTGGGTTAACATTACAAAGTTATAACTTAACTACAAAAAGCCCTACTGATCAATTTTTAGTAAGCGTTAATGTTGATGGTGAACTATGGAAAAATGTTGATTCTTTGTATGATATGGGTCCTGGTGAAAAGACAGTAATGGTAAAAACTAGTGTTAACGGTGGATTAAGTATATTTTTTGGAAATAATCAATTTGGTAGGCCTCCTGCATTAGGTTCTCGTATTAAATGTACTTATGTAACGACTAGAGGAACTGCAGGAAATATTGGAGGTAAGCAATTGGATTTAAAATTTTCAACACCAGCGACAGACCAGTCTGGTGAGCAAGTAGATTTAAACGAAATTCTTTCCATTAACATTACAAGAAATCCAATGTTTGGATCTAATAGTGAAGATCCAGCATTTACTAGATTAATTGCACCATACCAAAGTAATTCATTTGTATTAGCAAATCCTAATAATTATATTTACTATTTAAGTAAGTATGACTTTTGGTCTTTCATAGATGCTTATAATACTAAAAATGATGAATATTTAAATGATGATAATATTATTTACCTTTTCTTAATTCCAGATATAAAAAAGAAAATAACTAGTGATTTTGATTATTTTAGTATACCTGAAATAGAATTTATTATGACTGCTGATGAAAAAGAAATGACTTACGAGATATTAAATTCTAGTGGAAGACAAGTAGTTACTGCTGAAACTAGAATAATAGATCCTATTATTAAAAGATACGCTCTTAATATAGTTATAAGATGGTTTGATAATTATGATAAAGATGAAATAAGAATAGCAATAAGAAAAAATTTAGATGATTATTTTTTAAATGTTAATAGAAGAGATAGAATACCAAGATCTGACATTATTTCAATTATTGAAAATGTAGAAGGGATTGATTCTGTAAATGTATTCTTTATATCAGAAGCAAACGAACAAGCAATAAGAGATGGTTTTTATTTTGTTCCAGTATATGGCACAGACCCTGTTACGGATCAAAAGGTATTAATTGAAAATAAAAAGATAGTATTAAAAGAAGGAGAAGATCCTAATATAGGTTTAGATAGTTTTGGTGATATTGTTATTGATAATAATGATTTAGCAATTATTAGAGGTGGATGGAAAGATAGGAATGGTACGTATTATGAACCGATCCCAGAAGCTAATAAAATTAGTTCACTTAATGTATTTTATAAAGAAGCTATTGCTGATAATCTTTACAATAAAATTCAACAAGAAAAATATAATAAAGTTCAAAGAAATAGAGGAACTACAATTGCGACAGGTACAAATGCCAGAGGACTGAATACCGGTAGATTAGAAAATTCCCCAACACTTGAAAATCTAAATAATTAAAAAGATGGCGACAGTTAAAGACAATAGAAAAGGGTTTCCTAGCTTATATAGAGCTACTTATGAAGAAGGTTGGCTTTTAAAAAATACAGGATATGATTATGCTCCAGGATTATTAAGGAATACTATGTCAAATTATATGTTTAAAAATAGGCACTTATCAAAATTCTTAACTGAGTATTTAAATCCTATAATGGTTTTTTATATTAATAGAGTTAAGTACTTAAGAATTTATTTTAACTTTGCAGTTCCTAAGTGGTATCAAAAAATAAATTAAGAGACAGTGGCCAATAATTTGAAACATTTATATTTCTTCGATAAGGAAGGGAAAAATTATAACATGAAATATGACAGTACTGCTGACATGTGGACTGGTGATATATTTCTTCCTCAGGTTTCTATTGATTTATTTGAAGTAGGGCAAATATTTATTTTGCAAAAAATGATAAATGCAACCACAAAGGCTTTTGAGTTTGGATCACCTCATGATTATGTTGATCCAAGTTCTGGTGATCCTACAGGGAAAGGTGGTTGTGGCTGGGTAGTTGATTGGGAGACTAATACTCCTAAAGAAATATTTCTTTTTCAATTTGATAAAGATTTTAATACTGGGACTCAGTCGGCATTAGTACAAGAACCTGATGGTCCATCTTTAGTTAAAGTAGAAAAATTAAAGATACCTTTAGATTTTGATGATAATCAAACAGTAGATGGAGAGGGGTATATTATTACAGATAAAATAATATCGTCTGCTTTACAAGTAAATATTACATTTAGTTCTGCTGATGAAGATACTTACAAAAGAACATTACAAATTACAGATACCTGTACAAACAGTTTAGTTGCAAAATTTACAGTTTATGCAGAAAGTATTGAAGAAGATGAACGATTAAGAGTCATGACTCAAAATATGGGTTATAATGTTATTGCATCAGATAGTACTGTATTTAGAGATACAAATATAAAAGAAGCTTTACCTAATTACATAGAAATTAATACAAAGCGTAAAGAAATAATGATGGAGGGTAGTAGCATTTACCCATTCATTGGTTCCTATAAAGGTTTAATAAATGCCATTAAGTTTTTTGGATATAATAATTTAAAGCTTAAAGAATTCTGGAGAAATGTAAATGCAAACTCTGCGCAGTTTGGTAAGTATATCCAAAGTAATACTATTGATTTATTTTCTCCTACTGTTCAATTTGATGATAGGAAAATAACTTTGCCTAATAAAAATTTTAGAAAGACTAGTTTATTTGAACTTATTTACAGAATTAATAGAATTGTACCTAATACTTTTATTGAAGATGATTTACCTAAGACTGAAGAATTACAAGATTTTACTATTGAAGAAATTCTAATTAAATTATTTGGATTAAAAAGAAAATTAGAAAATGAATATCTTCCACTTAATGCAAGAATCCAAGGAATTACAGCAGAAGCAGATTACTTCGGTTTATTAGAAGTTACAAATACAATAAGCAGAAATGATACTAACACGATTAGAGCTGGTATTAATGCAACATTTGAAGTAGGTCCTAAGTCATGTACATATTTAGAAGACCTTAGAGACTTTAATGAATTTTGTTTAGAAATAGGCGCTGTCACTGGACAAGCTGTAATTGATTTTTGTAATGCATACGTTGCTCCACTTAAAGCTGGAAAGGTTGCAGTTGGACAAAATATGATTGTAGATTATGTTCCAGGTGAGATTTTACCACCTCCTCCAATTGGCCCAGACCCTAATAGTGTTTTAGGCGCATTACAAAATGGTGGAAATGTTAGTGTTTCAGACTGTGCTGGTGTGTACCTTTCTTATTTTGCAAGATATGCCCCAAATTTAAATAGAACACAGGCTGAATTTGTACCAGGAGAATCTTCTAAATCTTTACCAGATCAACCAGGTATTCCTAGTGGAGCTTTAATAACATTAAAGAATACAAGCATTAATAATATTACTTGGAATAATATAGGTAGTACATGGAATCAAGTAAGTAATGCTAATGATTATTTTACGTTTGATTTTAATGTACAAGGTCCTAATGTTGGAGATATTTACCAATTCACAGATCCTGCTACTTCTACTGGTGCTACCCATACAGTTACAGCTACTGATACTGTTCAAACAATTACAACATCATTATTTAATCAAATAGTACATAAAAAGAAAAATCAAATTGATCCTTGGTTATGGTTTGATTGGTCTCAAATTGATGACGCTACATTCGGACCTTCTATTAGGTGTTATGGTAATAATGTTAGTAGATTTAAAGCTTCTGTAATTTTAGCAGATTCAAGTAGTGGTGGCCAATTTACTACAGTACAACAACCAGGTGAAACTTTATATACTTGGGATGGTGTAAACTTTGCTAACATTGATGAAATAGAATGGACTGTTTATAAAGATGAAGATCCAGGTGTATCACCTGCTTATTTCTTTAGTGTAAGAGGTCCTGTAGCAAAATATAATACTTTACCTATTACACTCCCTTATGTTGGAAATTATTCAGTAGAACTAAAACTGTTTGATATGTATAATAGTATATCTTCTTCTATACAGGTTGATGCAATTTGTGTTGAGGCTAGAGAAGTACAATATTCAGGATGGTATCAAGCTAGGAAAAAAGAATATACTTGGAGTGAAGAAGGTGAATATACCTGGAAAGACTATGGTTCATTATGGGATTTACCAATTGAACCTAGAACTACATGGGATGAAGAAACACCAAGCTTATATGAATCCTTAGATAGAGTAAATGCTATTCTTAATAATTTTGGTATAGGTACAAGCACAGACTTTCAGCTAATGAATTTTCAAAACAGTGGAAAGGCTAGTTTTAGTGGACCTTATCAATGGAAAAATTTAAATGATCTTAGCTGTACTTGGGATAATGGTTATCACTTATGGTGGGATATGACAGCCACGACTGGTGACACCCCAGCATTTTTTGAATTTAGTACTATCAAACCAAATACTTATTTAAAGATTATAGATAAAGATGGTAAAGTAGGATTAGAATACTTTGATTTTTCTGTAACTACTTTAGGTGATGCGGTAGACATTCTTAATGTAAGTACTGATCCTGTAATTAATAAATATGTATATAACTTAGTGATGAATGCTGCAAGTAGTCAAATATTTGTACAAGCTGTATCTCGATATTATGGAAAATTTGGTGATTTTACTTCAATAGACATGGTTGATGTTGATGGTGTTAGAATATGTGCGGAAGGAACTGGTAGTGCTACAGAATATGTAGGCGGCCCTTTAACTCCAACGACATTATATCCACCATTCGATAGATCACTCTCAATAAACGGAACTACATTAGTAGCTTTACCATCATTAGGTGGAACTGAAAAAGTATCTGATGAATATGTTAAGAAGATAGCAAGAGTATATGAAATGATATTAGATCCTAATGGTGTTGGAATAAATTATAATAAACAATCAGCTGTCTTACAATCATTACGATCAAAGAAAACTATACAGATGATAGGCTATGAAAGTATGGCTGCATATAATCCACCACTAGACTCTTATGTTGGTTGGGATGAAACACGAGATACTAATGCAAACGTTGATTTTATTTGGGAATTAGATAATGTTTCACCAGAATCACAAATCACAGAAGTATTAGAACATGCTTTACATACTTTAACAACATTTGGATTACCTGGTGCATTTCCAACAGAATTTAATCAAACATCGCCGTATGGTCCAACATATAATGCTATGACTGAGGCAATAAATAATGGAGTGTTTGATATTTCTGGTTACAGTCCTCAACCTGGTGATACTAACGATGAGTTCCAAGCATTATTAATGAGAGAGTATTTATACTTATTAATTTATGCAGAGTGGGGATTTATTGCACCTTACATTAGTGGTGGAACTTTAGCACCAGAATGGACAGCAATAACAGCGACAGATGTAAAAGATACAAATCCATTAGGGCATGCATTGTATGTAAGTTATATAAGCACAGTATTGGCAAAACCAAGTACAAGTATTCTAGACAGTATGTTTGCAACAGATGGGCTATCAGGATATATACCATTTGAAGATAGTCCAGTAGGTGGAAACATTGATTGTTTAAGTAAAATTTATAAAAGTAGCCAAAGCATATCAAACAACCCAACATGGAATACTGCTCTATTTATTAATAATGGAAAAGTGTTACCTCCTATGACATGGGCTATGTTTGTATATGATAAATGTAGAATAGTTGGTAAAGCAGAGCCAAGATGGACTATCTCTAATACTACTAACTCATCAGTGGCTGATATATATTTTGATAGCAAGTATCTAACATATCTTTTTAAAGACCCAGGAAAGTATATGATAACATTAGAACTTACTGATACGAATGGGAATAAATATAAAAAAGATAGAAATATCTTAAATATAAAACAAACAAAATAAAATGGCAATTAGCGTAACAGAAATTTTAGGAACTGATTCTTTATCAGGATCAAGACTAGTAATTAATGATAATTTTAATGTTCTTACCAGCGAAATTAATGCAATGGAGGTTTACTTTGCACCTGCTGCTGGTACCATAACCAATTTAGCAAATCTTTCATCAGAAGCGTTAAGAGTTGGTTTAAGTACAATATTATTAGATATTAATGCAAGCACATTCGATATTTTAACAAATGTTAAGATGACAGGAAATTTAAATATGACCGGTGGTGGTGTATTTAGAAATGATACTAATCCAGTTACTTTAGATGATATCGGGCAATCAATGCCTGCTACTATCAACATAGGAACTACAACAGCTATCCCTCCTTATACAATTAACAGAGTTGGAAATTCCGATACAACTAACACTTTAACTTTATCATTATTTAATGGAAGTATAGGACAAGAAATTTTCTTTGTATATACTACTGGGAGTGGTTTGGTAACAATTAATGGAGTATCAGGAAACTTGGTATTGCGTAATAACACTACCGGTGTAGCTGTAACAAATTTAAATTTAAACCAAATTGGTGAAAGTGTACATCTCTTATGTATTGATAATGGATCAGGCGTCGGCGTTTGGTACGTTGTTGGTGGAGTAGGATATACAACTACATAATAATTAAAGATAAAGAATATACATGGCAACAACGCCCTTAATAAAGACACCCCAAGCTGATGGTGGAACATTTTACACGTTCTCATCGGCCGCAAAAGACTTATCTAGGACTCTCAATAATGACGAGCTTAAATTAGTCTTTTCTAAGTTTGTGCTTCTTAATCTACCAGATTTTGATAGGTTAGATCCAAATACATTTAGTCAGTTTGAAAATTATATGCAATTTGATACTATTGATGGTGCTATATGGAGTGGAGGTCTTAAAGGCGATCCTAATGTTAATTTTACTGAGAGTCTTCAAAATTACGCGCTAAATTTAGAAGAATTAATTATCAGCGATGTTAACTATGATAACACTACAAACTTATCTGTAACTGAAAGAGTATTCTTTAAATGGTTAAAGGAAACTGGTGCAATGAGGTTTAGAGAAGCTACTGCATTAGAACAGGTTAGTGGTTTAACTACCCCTAGGTTTGTTGAAGAAGATGAAATAACGACGGGTACTCGACAGTATAGAAGAGTAGTTAAATATATTGGTGAAATTGATATAGTAAATAATGTAGATAAGGCCGGAGAAGCTTATACAGAATTATATATTAATGTACCGACAGAAGTAGGTAGAACACCTACAATCCTCTTTGAATCTATATCTGATAATAACTATCAACCTTCATTAAAAATACAAGGCAAAGACGAATTTATATTAGGAAGAAATGCTGCAACTATTCATCCGCAAGGTTTAGATATATTGGCATGGTACGATTATGACCAACCTTTACAAGGACCAGGTCCTGCAGGATATACTGATCCTAATGCAAACTGGATGAATGAGTCAACACCACCTAGTACAACTGATGCTTACTTTACAGAGCCTACAACTTTTACGAGTGTATTAAATGCTAACATTATAAAATATCCTGCCGATTACGGTAACCCATCTGGTTATAATGGATCTGCATACGTAAGAAGCCAATTAGATGGTATTAGTGTAGATTTTAATCCTAATGATTATCAGCAAATTGCTACAGATGCTGCTATAAGTACTATACCACAATTTAATGGAACTGATTTAGCTGAATCATTTGAATTTAATGCAGTATTGGTTTATTATGATATGGTAGATTTAAGTAATAGTGCTAATACTACAACTAATCTTTATGGCCTTTTATTACTAGATAATGTAACTCCTACAACAGATGGAGGGTTCATTCAAAGATATCCAAAATTTAAACCCAATGTTGTAACTGGGCAAAATGGTAATAGTTATGGATTTAAGATTAATTTAAGATTTGATGCATCCCCTGGGACATCAGGAATTGATACTATTGTAAATGATTATAATACTTTTTCTATGGGATTATTTTCAGATGCATCTGCTCAATTGCAATCATCTGCCCAAATTTTCCAAAGACAGCAGGTAGAGATAGCTAATCTTGAGCTTAGATTGGCTGCCGTAGAAAATACTTTAAATTCTGTAAGTACATCTGCATTTTTACAGTCTCAGATTAACAGTTTACAAACACAAGTTGATAATGCTTCGTTAGCTTTTGCAAGCAGTACTACTTTGTTGGATCTTATTGCTAAAAACTCAGATGAAATTCAGGCATTAGCAAATGGGGAAGTTTCTGAAACATTGCAATATAACACTTCCGTGGTTAGACAAGGAACTGGTATAACTGTAAATACTAACACACCGAACCAAATTCATATTTCTAATAATGTTCAGGAATATAATTTTATGGTGCCATTAGATATTAGTGATCTTCCAATTAATCCAACAAACCCTTTAAACTTAAATGTAGTAGACCCTAGAGTTTTTGTAGAATTAGGAACATTTACAAACATGCTAAGATTAGATACTATAAATCAAGCAGGTGGGGATTTAAATATTTTCATTGATGATTTAAGTGTCCAATGGAGAACTGGCCAAACTGTGAGATTAACATTTAATAACGTTCCTCTTATGGGATCAAGAAACATAAAAATATATACCGATTCACCTAGTAGACTAAATAATGGTTCTTATGGTAAATTGGCTGCAACTATTCCTAATACTGATTTAAGCACACTGCCAATTATTGATTTAATTTGTACAGAACAAGGTGTATTAAATTTTGTTTATGATATAGTCAAATAAATAATAAAATTGAAACCTAGATAATGGCTGAAAATAATTCAATACAAACTTTACTCCCAGAACTGTTAAGACTTTTTAACAATTCTCTGGAGAGCTTTGAGAAAGTGAACCAGGCTATTACATCAAGCAGAGATTCTGTAACTGTTAACATACAGAATAATGATGGAACTAATTCTAGGATTACTATTCCTAGTTTTGGGTTTTTAAAAAATTCTGTAGATAGATTAAATAGTAACATTAATACAATTACTAATTTTAATGGATCTGATAGCTCTATAAGATTAGCTGATGGTACATTTAGAAAATTAGTTTTAGCTAAGCTACCAACAGAAGCTAAGGACTTAACTAATATTAATTCAGTTAATCAATTTGATATTAAACCTAATTGGTTTTTTGAGGAATTAATTAATCCTTTACTTTATGTATCTTTTAATATAACAGGCCAAGCTCCGATTGATACGGAGAGAGCAATAATCCAAAGATATATTTTAGATACAAATTCACAAACTAAAGTTAATTATTTTCAAGATCAATATAATGGAAATTCTGAAATTGATTACAATACATTTTTGCAACAAATAGTTGAAAGAAATATTTCTTATGTACTAGATGAAGCTGTAGTAGATTTACCTCCTAGAGACAAAAGATATTCAGGTAATTTTAGTGTAATAAGAATAGGAGAAGAGAGTGTAACTGAAACAGTGAACGGTGTTGAACAAACAACAATTCAAAAACTTTATAAACTTAATAAGATATTTTATACAGATGCTGAAGCTGATTTTGCTGATACAGTTCAACTTAAAGTTGGAGATAGTTTAGAAGTTAATTCTGATCCTATTGATACAAGATATACAATTACACAAATTGATTCAAGCACTAATTCAATAACTGTAAGATTACAAGAAGGGTCTAAGCCAATTTCAATTGGTGCTGATATTTTAAAAATAGGATCTTCATTAAATAATAATGTTGAAGTAGATGTTACTGTTGGATTTAATGAAAGATGTGTTACTTTTATTAAGCCGATTGATCCAGATTCAAAAATGCCTGCTGTTAATTGGTCACCCGGTAGTGGTTTTTATACTAATGACCTAACAACTATTAATGCTGCTGGTAATGAAGAATCATTAGCTGATTATTATCAACAGAATGCGGTAGACTTTGGTAGGTATCTTTTATCATTTGCACAAGATAAGATTCCTACAAGTAGAGAAGGATTAATACCTAATTCACCAGTGTTAAATTCCGATGATTTTAATGTTGCTTTAATAAATGGTCAAGTTAGTAATTCGGATGCAATAGTACAACTAAAAGATTTAAATAATCAAAAGAACACTATTCAATCAACATTATCCGAATTGGATGTTGCTATTGCCCAAAGCAGAACTAAAATACAGACAACAAATTATAAAACTGAAGTAGCAAGAGATGCTGATAAGAATGCTTTACAGGGTCTTATCACTGAGAGGGCATCACAAGCTAAATTATATTCTTCAGTTGTAACAGAGATAGATTCATTTGCATCTGATAATTCAGTAAGCAGCATAACGCCTAAGTATAGAGTAAGAGGATTTTGGTCAATGCCAAAAGAAAAATCAGCTCCAGATACTGGCTTACAAGATATAATAAAATTTAAATATAGATATAGATACTTATCTGCTGATGGTGCAGCTAACCCGGTTGATCAATTTACATTTACTGATGGCAGTGGAACTAGCCAAGGGGCATTTTCTAACTATATAATTGTAGATAGTGTTGTAAGACCTAGAACAAAAAATCCAATAACTGGTTTATATGAATGGACTCCTATTGATGATGATAATGCAGATTCAGTAAATATTAATCAATTAGATATTCCAATTAGAAAAGGAGAGCAAGTAGAAATACAAGTAAAATCTATTTCAGAAGCAGGGTGGCCAGCTAATCCATTAGAGAGTGAATATAGTACTCCTATTAGGGTTGAATTTCCAGCCGACTTAAGTTCTGATAGTGCTATAGAATCTATACTTGCACAAAACCAAGAAGATCTGGCACAGGTTGCATTAAATGAAAATTTAGAATCAATTGCATTACCTACTCATTTAAGTAGTTCTTTTACTGCAAATGAAACATATTATGCTCACTCTACACCAGTTATTGCATCTGGTTTTTTATCAGAAAACCAAACACCGATTGATTTGTTTACTAAATTAAATGAAATGCAAAATCAATTAGATCTATTTGCAGAAATATTAAATAATGCACAAGGTGAAATGCAAACAACGCTGGTAGATGATACTGGTAATACTTATCCATTAAGACAGAATGCAGTAACTAAAATATTTGCTGGATTTTATGGACAAGAAGTTAAAGGTTTAGATGATCCTAGAGGAGCAATAGTATCAAAAACATATTTTATTCAAATTGGTAATAAATCTCAAACCACTTTACAATTAGTAGCCAGGATTTCTGGAAATAGATCAAGAATGGTTAGACAATCTGAAAATCCTGGTTCATACAGTAGTACAAATACTGGAAGCGTTAATAATGGTACTACCATTTTACCAGCAACATATTCATGGTTAGATAACAGTGCTATAAATCAATCTAATGGTAGGGCTACATACAGAGCAGACGATGTTGATTATGATACAATTAGAAAATATGATCTTACTCCTATATTATTAACTAACCCAGATGTTACATCTACAACAAAGTATGGGCAGACTGTTTCATTACCACCGTTTCAGTCTTCCCAAAATAGAAATCAATTTATTTATAGTAGATTTAGTGATGTTTCAAATGATGGTGATTTTTATAGTTATATAAATCCCGATGGTAATTTTACTATTAATTTAGATACTGCCGAGAATTTTTACAATGCATCAACTGACTCTGGTATAGCTACACCCGTAACAGAATTTATATGGGGTGGTGGTTTTGATAATACAGGACAACCAACAACTAGAGCAAATTTTGCTGGTGGTACTGATGATGTATTATCTGTTTCAATATCTCACCCAAGTTTAGTTAATTATGCTGCATATAAAGCAGCATATGAATCTTTAACTAGTGATATTACAACATTACCTGCTACAGCTGCTGGTGGTGTTGACTGTACTGTTGCAGGTAATGGTACAAGTAGAGTAATGTTTAGAGCATCTAAATTTTCACCTCTTAAATCTACAAATTCTTTTGGAAAACAGCAAGGCATTTATTTAAATGAAAATGCTACGGATTTATCTGCATTTGCAGCTACTCCGACGGGTGTTCTTATTAATTTTGATACAACTCAACCATTTCAAGCTAGTCCGTCAATAACTTCAATACCTAGTTTATTAGCATTACCTGGAGGTTATTCCAGAAATGCAAAAACTTCATTTGATGGTTTTGATCAATTTACACTAGGTCAGCAATCATGTGGATCTTACTTATTTATATCTTCTGACAATCATGAAAATATTCAAGTAGACGGTGATGCTTCACAATCCAGAGAACTTATAAACTTTGGCCAACAAAATTCTGTAAATATTCCTTTAGTATTTCAGTATAGAATGACTGATTACTTTGGTGTAACTACAGGTAGTGGTTTAGGAAATATCGGGGGTGATACCTCAGGCTCAACAGTAAACTTAACGTATGCTAAAAGAATAGGTTTTGATTTATATCCTAATAATTCAGATGTTGTACAATTTGATATTGAGATTTCTGCTAAGTATAGATCTGATAGATTAAGTATTGACAATTTCCCTAAAGCTACAGTAACAAAAAGTCTAAATGATTTAGAAAAAGTTGTATCTTCATTAAGGCCTTCATTAAATCAAACTTTTATTGCAGGGTCTGATCTTCAGAATGTTGATGGTGGTATAGGACCCTTAGGTCAGTAATTGGTAATCTTAGTTTATTTTAACTTTATCTTTGGTGAATAAATAAAAAAAGTGAAAGATAAATGGCTGAACAATTGCTTGATAAAGCTTCATATAGTTTAATTAGAACAAACCCTAAGTTAACTGCTAATGTTAAAGTAGTATCAGATGGTACTGATATTTACTTAGAATCATTTAGTGCTAACAATAGATTATCATCTCAGAAATTTAAAGCATTTAAAGTTGATGGTCGTGCTACTTATGACCAAGATGTTTTTAGATTTTTTGATTTTGGGAAGTTTCCAATAGAGTCTGCATATGAGGTATTTCAGGAATATGAAAATACTGCTGTATTGTCAGATTATGGTAATCAGTATGAAATGTTTTATTGTAGTGGTACTAGATCTATTGCATCTGAAACATATCCACAAAGCCTGGGAACTTTGGCACCACTCTGGTTAAATGAGCAATTGCCAAATTCTTTTGTTGTGTTTAGGATGGATAATCCAGCAGCTATTAATAATTACAGGGCATTAACTCAGAATGAAAATTCTATAAATGCCCAAACCTCAGCTAACTTCACAAAACAAGTTTTAGAGAATTGTACTGCAATTAAAACATTTGATTTGACTGAAGGTACGGCATTAGGTTCTTATATTAGAAATTATAGAAATCAAGAAAATTTCCCAGAAGTACCACTTAATATAACTTGGCGACCAGATGAACCTATTCTTTGGAATGGTATCTCTTACAAAAGTGGTGGGTTTACAAGCTCAGGTAATTTTGCATATAAAGATTTAGTTGGGAAGGATGGTACCATTATGGAAAACGAATACCTATTTACCCAAGGCTTTCAAAATAATGGTATACTTTTAGCTAATCTTTTAAATATTGAATTTTTATTTGATGATCCAACTGCTAACGATTATTCTATTAACAGATATTTTGGTATGTATGTTAATGAAGTTGAAGAAGGTAAATTTGATATTTCTGGAGAAGGGTTTTATAAAAATACAGAAAAGAGCCAATTACCTAACATAAATACTATAACTGAAGTTTCACAGTATTTAAATACCCCATTTGAAATGACCAATGAAGAAGGTATTTTATTATTCTTAGATCCTACAAAAACTACAACAGTTACAGGTTTGCCTACACCTACTCGAGTAGATGAGGTTGAATCTATATTTTATGTTAAAGATAAAGAAGATGATTATCATACAATAAAAAAAGGTTCATTATGGAGTAAAGATCAAATAAGATTATTTGATACTAAGGTTGATATATCTTTATTTGCGGGTTATAAAGAACCTGATACTTTTGCTAATGCTAGTATTGTTCAACATGCAGGGTTTGCACAAATGTACATAAAGATATTAGATAATATAGAAGATGGTTTTAGTATAACTTTTTATGATGGTGTAGATGTTGTAGGTAAAATATTTGCTAATAGCGTACTTGCACCAACACCAGGTAAATCATTTGAGGCATTCTTTAATCCTAACGGTACTATACAAGAAGTTGCACAATCAATAACATCTGCTATTAATAATGGAATAAATGAAAATAGTAGATTCTTTACTGCTTCTTATAATGATAGTACTGTTTACGTTAAGTCAAGATTTAGTGGTACACGATTTAATAGAATGGGTTTTGAATTAGATGCACAATATCCTGAAGTATTTTCACAAATACAAACATATCCTACTACAACCATAGCTAAACCATCTCAAACTTTTGTTGGTGGAAATGATACTAAGAATAGCTTATTAAAAGTAGAACAAGGCGATCAAGACAGATTTATAAAAGGTAATTTTGTTCAGACTACTGGTGATTTTGCACAAATTGGAGATTGGGTACCATATACTGAAGAACCTATTTATGATGGCTTTGATAATATAATAGGTTATAATAATATTGATAAGTATGTAATTATTACATGTAATGATAATCAGATTATGGTTACAGGATCTAACCAAGTTGCATTATATTCAGATTATAGGCCTTCGTTTGGTAGATTTTCATTTTTTGATGTTAAGGATTTTGATGTAGATTTTTATAGTACTTTATATAGCCAAGAAGGGGAATTAGATTTTGAATATGCTGAATATAATCAATCATCGCCTGGAAGTAATCCACCCCAATATATTGGAATTAGTTCTAATCCTGAAATTAGAAGCTTTTATGATAACGGTGGCTTTTACAATTTAATAGGATTACTTAATGATGCAGAGGATCAAAATCCTGATGATGAATATATTCTTAGTGAATATATTAGATTAGAAGAAAACTTTTTAACATCACAAGCTACAATATCCAGGATAGCTCCATACATAAATAAATGGGCATGGATAAATAATGGAAAGGATGTAAGAAATCACCCTTATAGATTAAATGTAAATTTAGCATTTGGTTTAAATAATTTTGCACCTTCCAAATATGATAAGATACAAGAGGCTAGCGGATTTACTCATGAGTGGTATTATCTTTCTGAATTCCCAACTTATTTTACAAAGTCAGCTATAGAAAGTTCTTGGAGTTATATAGATACTGCACCTGTTGATAATACAGCTGCAAATTTAATTACTGGACAAAAATTTGTTCCAGGTACATTTCAGAATGTTAATAGAAATTATTTTGATGAATATTTTATTGTAGAGAAATTTACTACTGGTGGCATTACTGAAATTGATAGGCAATTAAGATACGGTAGATTTAGCGGTGGTGATGAGCAAAATTTTTCAGAAACTTTCTTAAGAGGGGTAAGAGTAACAGTAAAAGAAAAAGCTATAGGTACTGAAAAACCAAATTTTGATACTGCTTCGTTATCATACGTAACTAATGGTACATTTAATGATTATCGTTTTTCTGCTATTTTAGTTCCTAATTTACCAGATAAGCCCGAGAGCCAAGTTAAGTTTATAAAAAATGAAAAATGGAAAACTGTTACTATGCTTATTTCAGTAGACTATGATGAAGCTTGCTTTAATAATATAAATAAATCTACCATAGATAGAACTACTTTATATTCTTTAAATAGTTCTTATGTAACAAATACTGACTGTTCACCTGTAAAAGATCCTGCAACAGGTTCCTTTGATTATACAGATGGAACGTTAAGAGGGGCTTTAAGTTTTAATTTATCATCGCAAAATTCAATTACTGGAATATACACAATAAAAGGTTTACCAAATTCCGCTGGGCAACCAACTGATTTTATTAATGACATAAGGATATTAGAAGATGGAACATACGGCACAATAACTTTTTCTATTGCTGGGATTAATTATGTAGTTAGTGGTATTAGTAAGGTTCTTAGTTCAGATAAATTTCAATGCAGTAAAGTTACAGCTAATGGCCTGAGTGTAAACCTACCTTCTATAATTCCATCACAAGCAAATTTAGGAACCGCTACCTATACTATTCAAGATAGTGGATATTTAGAATATCAAAATAGATTATTATCAATTGGTTTTGGCGAAATATTTGATGCGGTAAATGATGGTAATCCTAATGTTATTTATGAAACTGTTAAAGCTGATGGTACACAGGCAAGAAACAGCGATGGTACGCTAGCCCAAACTTTTAATATTACACTAAGAGCACAGGCTGATATACTTAAATCTTTATATGTTGGAATATTACCTGATCCTAATAAACCTACTGAATTTAATCTAACAGATGTTATAGGATATGATTTATCTTTACAACGTGTACCTAATGTAACTCCTATTGCTAGACATGCAGGTTATTATGAACCTTATTCATTACCTTTAATTTTCTTTAGAGATCCTTATATGAATATAGATTTTAATGAAACTGTAACAGGTGGTACTACTGGGTCTAATAATATCCCAGATGCTGCTTATAAATTAAAGGTATTAGAATTATGTAAATATAAAAACACTCAATTTAATAGTAGTGATCCTAATTTTGGGCAAATTCAAAATTTCTTTTATCATAAGGTAAATGAACAAGATCCGTCTACTATATTAGAGTTATCTAATGATAGTGCATTTTCAAGCTTATATCCTCTTATTAATGAAGTAGGAATTGATTATAAAGATTTTTATATGTTTTCATCTAACTGGGAGCCTTCATATTTTATAAAAAGTATTGATAAAACTTTAATAGAGAATATTATTGGTACAAGATCAATGAAAGAAAGAAAATCATTTTTTGGTTCTAAATATTTAAAAGTTCCAGAATCTATTATACTAGATACGTTTCAACCAGACCCTTTTGTTAAACGTGCAATTAGGCAACCTAGTTTAATTCCAGGTACCTTTATGTACCAAGATACACCGTCAGTTACTGTAAATAAAAAAGTTATAAAGAGTTTAGGAACTACACAGATTAATAGTATAAAGAAACAGTCTTCTTCGGCTACTGTAGCATTTTACTTATTTATTGAAAAAAGATTAGTCGAATATTTATTTGAACCGATTAAAAAAGAGTTCTTAAAGTATGTAAATCCTTTATACGGTTTTGGTGATTTGGAAACTTTAGATGATGATGTTAGACAATATATTAGACAAAATATATTAAAATTATATAAAGTAGGAAATGTAGATTTTTATAATTTAGCATCTAGAGAAAATGAGCCTGATGTTTATACTACAGCTGAATTAACTAACTTACAAAAAACAGCAGCAGGACTAAGTATTAATGATAATGTATCATCAAAAACCTTAAATACAAATCCATTTGATTTAAGGCTAATATATAATAAAAGAACAGGTTTCTCTGAATCGTATGGGTTCAGTGTTACTATAGTTAAAAAATAATAAAAACAGATGCCAATCACTATACAAGAAATAATAGCATCAGATACTATTTCACAACTGGTTGATAAGACCAATTTTAATTTTGACCAAATATTACTAAATGGTGGTGGGCCTGCTGGGCCTAAAGGTATTCCAGGACCTACTGGGCCGGCTGGTGGTAGAGGACCTAAAGGTACAAGATGGTATGAAGATACTTCAATAACATCGCCGGGTGCAACTCCTCTTACTGCTCCCCCAACACCAACCCCACTAGTAGGAGATTATTATTTACAGTTTAATGGACAGGTTTGGGAATACAATGGGACAACCTGGGTTATAACAACAATTGACCTACAAGGGCCTAAAGGTGATGCAGGAATAAGTGGTGGTTTTGGTTTAGCCACAGGTGCGCCTATCTTTAATCAGGAAAATATTTTATATAATGGACCGATAGGTTTAAATAACGGTGCTAATACAACAAATGAAGGTGTACCTGCAATTATGGTAGCAGGTGTTACATCACAAACAATACCTTTTAATGCAATACCTTTTACTTCAGCTTACATAGTACCAGAAGATATTATAGTTGGAAACGGTTCAGATCAAACTTCTATGTTAATTCATCAAAGAAATTCTAATAGTAGAGCTATTGTTTTTCATGGTGGTGTAACACCTGGGTTTAATGATGGATTTGAACAAACAGACCCGGCCATATTAACTAATATAAGGATTGGTAAACGAGATAGATTAATTTTAGATGTTCCTACTCCAGCCACGGGTGCGACTAACGTTACTGATATGTATGGGTTTGAGTTATTAACACAAAATAGATCTCAGTATTTTTATGCAGGTGGCGAGATTATTATGGAAAGCGGTTCATCACCAGCATTACCTTTTGGTGGTGGAGATTTTAAAATAAACGTAGGCTCAGGTGGTGCGGCATCACCAGCAGGAAATAAATTTGAAATGCTTACTCAAGGATTGGCTGGAAAAACTATAATAGAATCAGGAAATGGAATTACGCCATTACTTCCAAGTTCGGCGGGTGTAAATACGTTCACAGGCCAACAACAATTAATTGCAAAGACAATAAACTTAGTTACCCCACTTGCTGGAGCAGGAGATAATAATGATATTTCATTACGAACTGGTTCACAAATTAACCTTATTGCTGATAATGCAATTGATCAAGGTAAAATAAGAATGGCAGCTGCAAGTGGTGGAATAACTGGAACAGCGACAAACGGGCCAATAATATTACAAACTACAGGAGCTGTTGCTACACTCTTACAAAATGTAATTATTGAACAAAAATCAGAGAGACCTAATTCATTAGGATCAGGTGGAGAACTCTATATAAAATCTGGTACACAAACAATTCTTAGAGGATTGGATAATTTACCTGGTAATGTTGGTTTACCGATTACTCAAAGAGGACCGAGTATTGTTTTAGATTATAAATCTGTAGATAGTAGTGGAGCTGCAAGAATGCATACTAGGTTTGTAGGAAGACAAACGTGGGCATTACAAGGAGAATCTTCAGTATTGCCACAACAGAACGTACAAAAGACAAACGATCTAAAAGCCATGTTAGAAGGTATATATGACCTTACTACTACAGAGAATGCAGTACCTGGCCTGATGGTTAGAGCAGATGACTTTATACCACAATCAACATCACAAGGCGATGCTAGTGTAATGTCCATAAGAATAGGCGATGAAGCTACGGGTATAAACTCATTTGATCCTGGAGCACTACAACCGCTAGGCTATCCAACGGGTGCTTTTAACAGAACAATAGGCCTTCAGTCATTTGAAAGCTTAACTCAAAATGTAGGCATTGATAATTATGGAAGAGGATCAAATCAATATTTTAGTTTTAGTAGGAATAAAATATCTTTTAATAATCCACTAGTATTTGGTAGAAGCCAAAAGATTGGTTCAGAATTAGGAGCACAGAATTACAACCCAGCTACTCATCTTACTAAGTCTGCTGGTGATCCTGATAATCAGGCAAACTCAGCAACTTATGGTGTTAATACACTAATAAAGAATTCTCCTACGAACACTGCCGGTATGCCAACACAAGCAGACTTGGCAGAATCTCCACCTTTAGTTCAAATAACTTTTGCCCCGTCTACAAACCAAACACCTTTAGCTATTTCAGCACCAGCTGCTGATCTTTACCAACCGGAAACTAGCCCAATGGGTATTTTGCCTAGGCCTGGTTCTGCGAACGGCCCAGTGGTGGTTGATTGGAATATTGGTGCAGCACAAGGAGGATTCCGTTTTCCAGTAGGTGCATATCCTGGACAGAGAATTTGTTTAATAGTAAGACATTTTAGTACACAATATAACACCGCTAGGCCAGGTGGTGGATCGAATCAATTATTGGTTTATGGTAATATTCAACTTTTAATACCTAAGGCTAGAAGAAGATCTTTACAATCTAATGGTAATTCAGGAAATGGAAATTGGACAAGTTGGTGGGGAAATTTATATCCTGCTGGCATGTTCAATAGTGCTGAAAGAGGGTATCATTCTCTGACTGTGAATGTAAGCGCTAATAGAGGATATGACGCTCAGGTTGCTGAGGCAATATTTGATATGGTATGGGATGGTACTACTACTACGCTTATTGCTAATGGAAACGGTGATCTCAACAATTTTCCAGCGCCGCCACCACCAACCAGTGCTTATGTTGAATATCAAGCAGGATGGAGGGTCTTGAGTAAATCCTATAGTGCAGGTTCTGAAGAAGTTTTATTAGGAGGTCGCTATCCAAATTAATAAATATTTAAAGAAAAGTTAAAAATGACAAAAAAAGAAATAAAAGAATTAAATAATTTTGTATCTAGATATAGGGAAATACAACTCTCATTGGACTTAATGCAAAAAAGTATTGAAAGTTTAGCGAAGAAAAGAGATAATCTTTTTACTGAAGTAGATGGCATGAAATTAAAAGAAAAAAAATTCATGGATAAAATTACAAAAAAATACGGAGCATCTGAAGTTACACCTAATAAGTTACTTCCTCATATAAAAGAATGATATTAATTATTAAAAATATTCTTGGTATTTTAACCGATCCAAAAAACACTAGGATGTTTTTATTAGGAGGGATAGTAGTGTTATTATTTTTACTAGTTAGACAGTGTAATGAAACTGAACAGGCTAAGGGAGAAGTTACTCGATTTCAGAATAATCTTGAGGCAGCTAATGATACTATTCTCAATTATGTAAATGAAAATGGTGAATCGGTCGGTGAGATTAAGGGGTTAAATTTATCCTTAGAAGAACTAAGAGATAGTTTAAAATATGAAAAGAGCAGGCCTCCTATAACAATTGTAAAATATAAAACAATTGTAGAGGAAAGAATTGTAGAAGTTCCAGTAAAAACTAAAGATACTGTTGTTAAACAAGATGGTGTGGATTTTAAATCAGTATTAAGTTTTAATTCTAAGAGTGATTGGGAAAAGAGCTCAAGATTAATTGATGTATCTTTACCTTACACATTTACTGATAGTTTAATGTTTGGTTCTGCTACTATAGGATTGAAACAAAATATATGGTTAGATGCTACGCTGTCACAGGACTTAAATACAAAAGAAGTTTTTATTAAATTAACTTCTGATTATCCTGGTACAACATTTAATAATACTCAAGGAATTATGATTGATCAAAATAGTCCTGAGTTTAAAAGTATACAAATGAAAAATAGAAAACCTTTTGGTTTTGGTATTAATGTGGGGATGGGAATTACTGGTGAAGGTAATTTTGGCCCTTATATCGGATTAGGTGTTTCGTGGAACCCAAAGCTTTTGCAATGGTAAATAAATAGAATAGAATGGAATCATCAAGGTTTATACAAATATCGGAGCAAATACTTATAGAGTATACTTATGCAAGCCAAGCAACTCCCGTTACATTTAATACGGCTAATTACCCTATTGAATTAATGAGAGACGCTAATACTAAAGGTACATATTTTTTTAATACTGATACTGTGGCTGGTGTTATGGGAAATGAGAGGGATGGTTCCGCTGTGTCTAATAATGAAACAAGAACTCAGTATGTTTCTCTCGATACAGATATAGGTGTTCCTTATAATGATTACAGTCCTGCATTAACAGATAGTGCTAATCTTTTACAAACATTTAATCCACAGCTAGATGTAGTCTATGACAAAATAAGAATTCATTTTGTTGCTGGATTTAATTTTGAAAATTATGATGGTATAGTATTTGAAGTATTAGCTCCTAGGAGAGATGAGGTTATGATGAACTTAAGTTCAATTAACTTCTTAAAAAGTGATACTCCAACATTTAACCCTGACCCTTTATTATTAGGAGATAATTTATATGCAACATTTATTGAATGGAGAGTCCCTTCTTTATTTTATATGAATAATGCTTTTACTACATCTGACTCAAATGGTTTAGCATATAAGATAACTGAAGGACAAGGCTTTTTAGGAACACCACCAATTACATTAAGAGCAACTGGTATTTTTCAAACTATTGTAGAGAATGCATACAGTTTTTATGAAATGCAAGAAATTAATTCTGTGTCCATATTAAATAGAGATATTTATGATAATTTATATGCTGAAATAAAACCTTCAACCGCAGGTGATTATTTTGAATTGTCAGGGCAAGTAGCAGGATCAACGTTTAGTAATTTTATAGCTCAGTTAAATTCATCTGGTGGAAATTATACAGTGTTTCATGAAATAAGTGTTACTGAGCAAATAGGTACAACGTTTAATCAATCTAGCTTTCAAGTGTTTACACAGACTACAGATTTTGATGAACCTATATTATTTAGACCAATAATTAAAAATGCAAATAGTGCAATATCTTTTTCTATTAATTATGTATTACGATTATATAATAGAGTTGATGCTACACAAATTTTAAAGAATGCAAAGTTGACTTCATTTGAGGCTCAAAAATATGGACCGCAAATGCTTACTATAAATTTAGGGGTAGTGCCAACTGTTGCAAATGTTTATAACCAAGTAAATAATGATAATGGCAACCAAATTGTTGTAGGTGGAGGTAGAAGTGATACTTTAAATGTAGATACCTCTGAACAAATAGTAGAGAAGTTAGTAACTAAAGTAAACTATGTAACTACATTTAGAGATAGAATAAAAGTTAAAGCTGCTATCTCACCAGTAAAAATACAAACAATAACAGATGATTCAGATGATTCTAATAATGATTCGTTCTCAGCTGTAAATGAATAATAAATTATAGATATGCCTTCGATAGAAACTAACATAGCATTAAATTCCACAGAGAAACAATATTATCAAAGATTTGTTAATTTATCTGTTAATGAAGAACCATTACCACAGGGTGATGCTACAATTAGAATAACACCGTTTGATGATTTCTTTCTATTTACATTATTTGATGAAATAGGCGGAGAAGATACACCTATAGATTTAAGTAATGTAGGGGATATTTTTATTAACTTTATTGGATCAAGTGATGATATAGATATAAAAAATCATACTCAGGTTGAAGAAGTTAATTTATCACAAGGGCAAGTATTATTTAAAATTAGTAGATCCGATAGTAAAAAGATTTTAGCATTAGATAATAATAATTTTTATATTTCTTCTAAAATGGTAGATCCAATTGATGAATCTGCTTCAGATCAATCTGTTCTTTATCAAGGTTTATGGTTAGCTGCTGATGCTGCAAATAGAACTACATTAACTTCTCAAATAGAAGACCAAAGAATAGAATATAGTACTGAGTTAGCAAAATTACAAGATGAGAATACTCTTCTTAAAGCAGAGAACGCAGAATTGGTAAATTCAGCAGCAGAGGATTTATTAACAATACAAGCATTACAACAAAGTAATTTAGAATTAACAAATGAGGTAGAAAGATTATCAGCTGAAATTGGAAGTCTTAATAATACCATTACTCTTAATGCAAAAAATGCTCAATCATTTGCTAATGCTCAATTAAAAAGAAGACAACAAGTAGACGCACTTAAGGTTTCTGCAAGATCTGCAAGAACTGGTAGGAGAAGCAGATTATTTTTTAGACAAGCTGCTAGAAATTTACAAAATTTTACAATAGGCAAAAGTTTCTTCGGTGATGGAGATTTTAAAAATAATTTATTATGATATTAAGTGCAAGAAATAATCAATTTAAATTTGATTTTCCAAGAAATTTTATACCTGAGCCAATTGCTAAAAAGTATAAACCTTTTCTTACTAGAATTCCTGGTGGGCTAATTAAAGAACCTATTGATTATTGGAATTATGGAATACAATCTTTAAATTTACCAGGCCCTTCATTTGATGCTGTTACTCAAGTAGATTATCCAGGTAATCAAAGAGCATTTAGAGCTAGCTTACCAAAGCAACAATTGTTTGATAAGACTATGACTGTTACAATGCAGGCATTTGATGGTTATGTAAATTATTGGATGGCAGTAGAAATGTTTGATTATTATTATAAATTAAGTGGCAAGCATCCATATTTACCAGAAGGTGTTGGTGTACAAATGCTTGATGCTGATGGAACTGTATTTGTAACTGTTCAATTAAAAGATATGTTTATTTCTGAAGTAGGCGCATTAGATTTAAATTTTTCAAGTAATACTATTGAATTTCAAACTTTTGATATTACTTTTGGTTATAACATCTTAGATGTTGTTGTTAATGTGGTCTAATATATAAAACAAATAAAGTATACAAATGAAAACCTTTAAAGACTATTTACAAGAATCTCATAATCAGAGTGTTGATGTTCAAAACCTATTGAATGAATCACATGATTTATCAAAAGAGCAAGAAGATGCAATAGATTCCACAGTAGATAGAATAATCGAAGCTCAAAAAAATGGAAAGAATTTAGAAGATTGTGTTGAGGAGATTATTAATGAAGGTGTTTTAGGAAGTATATTTGGCGGTCTTACTGGTTTTGCATTAGGTAAGACAATAGGTAAAGCAGTAGCTAAAGTATTAGGAGTTACAAAGGGTGCTCTTTACGATTTATTAACCTCACGTCTTGTTGGTGCTGCATTAGGTGCAGTCATCGGTAAGAGAATATAATTAGAATGATTCATATAGGAATTGACTTTTCATTAAACAGTCCAGGTGCTTGTGTTGAAACAGCTGATGGCAAATATCACTTTATAACTTTTTTTAATTACGGTAATAGAATATGGGATGATGAAGGTAGAAAAATACCTAAAGCATTTAGTATACATAAGGAATTAATGGATGATAACGCATTATTAGGATTTCCTTATAATAGAGAAGTTACAAGTAAAGAATTCTTACCTAGAGAAAGGCAAAAATTAGAAGATGCCGGAAATATCAGTTCACTTATGGTTAATATATTTTCAACCCTGTTTGAAGGTGATAAAGTATCGGTTGCACTAGAAGGATTTTCTTATGGATCTAAAGGTAATTCATTTATAGATATCATTCAATACAATACATTTTTAAGAAAGGAACTAATAGATAAGTACTCTATAGAAAATTTATCTGTGTTTCAACCATCTCATGTAAAAAAGTTAGCAGGTAAAGGAAATGCAAATAAACATTACATGGCTAAAGCATTTCAAGATGATGTCCTTAAAGATAAGAACCTAAGGAGCACTAAACTTTGGAAATGGACTCAAGGAAAAGACTTCAGCATTAAAATACCTAAACCTATCGATGACATCATTGATGCCTACTTTATACTTAAAGCCTTAAAGGCTAACAATTAAATACTTTTCTGACTCTGAATAGTTAAAAATTATATTGCAACATGTTAACATTGTTTCAGCTTTCTATAAAAAAAATTAAAATAAAATGATAAAACCCATAGGAAATAGAATATTTATAAAACAAGACCCTCAACCAGAGAGCAAAGGTAGTATACTTTTATTAAAAAAAGAAGGCAAGTATGCACCACCTTATGCAGGTACAATAATAGGTATTGGTGATGAGGTAAATGATAATGATTATAAAATTGGATCTCATGTTCTTTTTCATGATTTAGCAGGTATGGAAATAAAATATAAAGATGAAATAATAATTAGTTTAAGAGAAAAAGAAATAACAGCAATAATAGATAAAAATGTTAAAGTAGTCTGAAACAAACTGACTTAGGGGATATATAATAAACAAAGGAATCAATAATTTATTGGTACCTTTTAAAGGCGATAACAAGGCGAAGTAAATAGGCAATAAAAAATTAAAAGGCGTTTATATACGGAGGTTTGTTATCATAAATTAATAATAACAAAAAAAAGGCAATTAACATGGCAAATGAATTCGACATTTTTAATGTAAGTGTAAAAGATTTAGACACTGGTGAAAGAAAATCTACCGCGGGTAGTGATCTTTATTCACCTAAACCAGATCAAGGACAGGACGGAACTTACCGTTCTTTAATTAGGTTTCTACCTAATGCTAAAAACCCAAGAAAACCATTCGAGCGTAAATATGTTTACTGGCTAGAAGACAGAGAAGGAAACGGCTTTTTTGCTGATTCCCCTTCAACGGTTGGAGAAAAATGTCCTGTACAGGATATGTTCTTTAAATTAAGAAACTCTGAATCTGCTGTAGATAAAAAGATGTCAGAAGGTTTAAAGCGTAGAGAAGTATTCTATGCATTGGTACAAATCATGAAAGATCCACAGAACAGAGATCTAGAAGGACAGGTTAAAATCATGAAGTTTGGTTATAAAATCAAAACTAAAATTGATGAAGAACTAAATCCACAATTTGATGAACCTACTCAAGTATTTGATCCGTTTGAAGGAAAGAATTTTGAATTAGTGATTTCAAAGAAAGGTGGATTCCCTAATTATGATTCTAGTAAATTTCACGGAAATAAATCTCCAATGACAATTGACGGTGAACCTGTTACTGATAGTGACGAAAGCCGTAAAGCGATATTAGGTTTATTAAATGATGCACCAGATTTATCAACGTGGGGTTACAAATCATGGGATGATGTTATAAGAGGAAAGGTAATGAATGTATTATCTCAATTTACATCTCCTGGTGATTCAATCCAAAATATCACAAGATCAAAACCAGCACCGGTAAATACTGAAGTTACTGAAGCTGCTGCAACAAAAGCAACAACCGAAACAAAGGACACTCAAAAATCTGAACCTGCAAAAGGTGAAGAAAAGAAAGATGACTTTGATGATTTCATTAATGGCTTAGATCTTTAATAAGTATGGCAACAGAAGTAACAATATCTTCTGAAATGAAAGCTCGGATCATTGATAAGGTGGTCCGAGTTCTTCATACTAACCATACTCACCCAGAAAAAAGAAGACTGCTGGAGAGTAAAGGTAGGCTAAACTTTGCTTGCCCTTATTGTGGAGATTCTCATGATAATGTTAGAAAGAAGAGAGGCAATCTTTATTGGAATGATTTATACTTTCATTGTTATAATTGTTCAGCTCATGCATCATTAGATGTTTTCTTAGCTGAGCATAACCAAAACTTTGAAGGAGATGACAGAATCGATGTAATTAATTATATTAAAGAAAATCGCAAACATTTTTCATTAGGTGAAAATTTAGATTTTTATCTTTTTGATAAAGCAAAAGAATTATCATTAACTTTTGATGAAATAGCTTTAGGATTTAATGTATATCCAATTAACACTTTAACTTACCAGGCATATCCTTACTTAAAGAGTAGATTATTACATCATAAAACTGAAAGGTTTGGTTTTGATCCAAGACGTAGAGAACTATATGTTTTTAATTTAACGCCTGAAGGTAAAATATTAGGATTCCAAACTAGAGACTTAGGTGGTAGCGGTGGTCCTAAATATAAAACTTGGAATATAGAAAGAATTTATGACAGATTAAAATTACCATTAAAAGTTACGGAGGAAGAATTAGATAACCTAAATAAGATATCAATGTTATTTGGAATTTTAACTGTTGATATGTCTCGAGATTTTTCAATATTTGAAGGTCCTATTGATGCAATGTTTATGAATAACTCGATTGGCTTAACTGGAGTTAAAAAACAAATTATTGAATTTAATGAAATACCTACAGCAAGATATTTCTTTGATAATGATATGGAAGGTAAAACCAGAATGATTGATAAATTAAAGAGCGGTCAAACTGTATTTATGTGGGATAAGTTTTTAAAGGATTTTAATATTCCACCAAGAAAGGTTAAAGATTTAAATGATTTAGTTAAATGGGAGTTCAGTAATAGATCCGGGTGCTTAGGAGACCTTGATAAATATTTTACAAAGGATTCATTAGATATTATTTTTATATAATGAGTTTAAAAAATTACAATAATTTTGTGAGTGAAGAAGTAGATGACTTTTATAAAGATTTAGAAAATAGTAATAAGAGATTAAAATTATTTTCTACATTTAATAAATCAGAATTAACTAATGTAAAAACTAATTTTTCTATTACAGAAGTACCTAAAAAGAAGTTTCAACCTAAAGTAAAGGGCTATAAAAAGATTAATAAAGATAAAGGTATATTTTAAATGGAGTATAATGACACTGCAACAGGAGAGGCTAATGAGGAATTAGCAAAAAGATTAGCTAAAGATAGAGATGATTGGAAATTAAAAATAAGCCACTTAGTTAGCTTATTAAAAGAAGTCCGTAATCTGGCAGAATGCCAAGTAAACATGCTATCTTATAGACAAATTTTATTAGACAAGATTACTGACTTTAAAACTACAAAACAAAAAAGACAAGGTGCATATGACAGATACTATAAAATTAAGTATAGGGAATATTCAATTGACTATGATGTTAAATTAACAAGCGGAGAAAAGGTTGCTTTTATTAAAGCTGACTTATCTCATTTAAGAACACAAATGGAAATGTTACAATCTCACATGGATTATTACCAAGAATGTATAAAGACTTGTGATAACTTAGCATTTGCTATTCGCAATAGAATAAGCTTGGATGATAAAGAATACTAATGGAACTATCCCTCTCGGAAAATAAAAAGTTTTTGGTTATTGATGCTTGTACTGAATTAGAGTATGAACAACTAAAAAGTAGTTTGACTAAAAAAATTGAAGGCTGGCGCTTTCATCCTTTAGTTAAAAAAAGAGTGTGGGATGGTAATGTATCATTTGTAAAAAGAAATAAAATACCCGCAGGTTTATGGAAAGAAATATTAGATATATGTAAAGATTATGACTTTCAGTGTTCTCTTAATAATATTACTAATATTTTTGATAAAGAAATTAAAGAAGATGAATTTAGAAAATGGGTTACGAAAATATTTAAAAAACAACCAGATTTTAAACCTAGAGAATATCAGATAGATGCTGCTTTTAAGATTTTAAAGTATCGTAGGTGTTTAGCCGAATTAGCAACATCTGCTGGTAAAACATTAATATCATTTATGGTTGTTGCTTATCTTATGGATAAACTAGGAAAGAAAAAAATCTTAATGATTGTTCCTAATGTGAATTTAGTATTACAGGCTACTGGTGATTTTGATGAATATAATAAAGTAGGCGTTCCATTAAAGACTCAGCAAATATATGCAGGTGTAAAAATAAGGAAGAGTTCCAATTTAGTTATTGGTACTTATCAGTCTTTAGTTAAAAAAGATGAGGAATACTTTAGCCAATTTGATGCAGTATTTGTAGATGAAACACATAAAGCAAAAGCTAATTCTATTCAAAAAATTATGGATAAATGTTGGCATTGTGATTTTAGATTTGGTTTAAGTGGAACTATACCTAAAAAAGGAACTGTTAATAGATTAAGTTTAATGTCTGCAATGGGTCCTTTGGTTACTCAAGTTAAAGCAAACCAATTACAACAAGAAGGCTTTATTGCTAGCTGTAAAGTTATGCAGCTTCATATGGATTATGCAACTGATGCACAAAAAGAATCATTTTCTTTTTTATCTAAAAATCCACAAGATAGACAAAAATTATTTAGTTTAGAACAAAACTTTATAAATCAAAGTGAAAAGAGGTTGGATTTTGTTTGTCAAGTAATTAAAAAGTCTACATCAAATTCCCTAGTGCTATTTCATAAAATTGCATACGGTGAAAAGCTATATAATAAATTAAGACATATAACTGATAAAAAGGTATATTATGTAGACGGTTCAGTTAATGTTGATATAAGAGAAGAATTTAAAAGTAGAATGGAAAAGAATGATGATGTTATCATTGTAGCCTCTTATGGTACATTTTCTACTGGTATTTCTATTAAAAACATACATAATATCTTTTTTACCGAAAGCTTTAAGTCTGAAGTAATTATTAGACAAAGTATTGGTAGAGGATTAAGAAAGCATGCATCTAAAGACGTAGTTAAAATTTATGATTTTATAGATGATTTTAGATATAAAACCGAAGACCACGATTGGGTTAATTATATCTACCGCCACGGTATTGCCAGGCGAACAATATATAAAGAAGAAAAGTTTCCATTCGAAGTTCAGAACATAAGATTCTAATATAGAATATCTTTTCACTAAGACATGGATATATAAAAAAAATAAAAATAACTAAAATGAAGT